GGTTGAGGGCATGGGTAACGGTGTGGTGGTTGGCTTGGGCGAACTGGTCCGCCTCTTGGTAAATGTATTGGAGTGCCGATTTTACGCAGTCAGCGCACCACCAATTCGTGTTGGGCCTGCCGTGGGCCACGAGGATGGTCTGCAAGTCGTGGACCGCTTCGGGGGAAAGCCGCATGAACAAGGCGGCCTGATATTGGTCCCAATAGTGGCGGTGTTTTTGCGCAAGGACAAACTCGTCTTGTGTCATCGGTTCGTGACTTGGAGGATGACAACCGTTAGCCCCGCCGATGCGAGGCCGTAAACGGGAGCAAGGACCCAACCGCAGGTGGGCAGGGTCAGGGCCACCGCCACCCAAAAAGTGAGGCAGGTGACGCAGGAGAATGGCTTGTGCCTTGCGAACCAGGTCTTGTACCAAGCCTGCGGGAGGACATGGTATTCCGCAATAGCAAGGGCGGTCAGCGAACTAATCAGCAGGGGAAATATCAGCGTGTCCATGGGATTGAATGGCGGCCTTGATTTTGGCCTTGGCTTGGTCGATGGAATAGATTATACTGCGGTACGGGATGCCCGTGTCACGGGAAAGTTTCTTCATGTTCCCCGTCCGTAGGTGCAGACGCAGTAACTCCTTGTCATACGGGAAAGCCCCGTCCTTGGCCCAAGTGTCCATCTCCGCCTCTGCGATGGCCCAAAGGTCGTCCATCAGAGAATCGTACTCGGACTGGGGAATAGGGGAATCGGGATCCAGTTCTTCAAGCAAGTCGTGGTGGCGGTACTTTTGGGCGAATTGGTTATTCTTGCCTCGGTAGAGGTTCAGCAGTAGGCGCACCACATAGAACTTGAAATACCCCTGCGACTGGATTTGCAGAATCTTGGCTGGGTCTTTCTCCAGCAGGATAAGGACGCACTCCTGTTCCAAGTCACGCCAAAGCGGGTCGCCTCCCGTGATGGTGAGGCAAGCCTTTCGGATTTCACCCGTGCGGTAGAGGTCAAGGATCGTGTGTTCTGCTGACTGCATGCACAAAGATTGCAAAAAAAAAGGGTCAGCGGTTAGGCCGACCCCTTGGGTGTGATAGCAGTTTCGGGTTATTCGGTGGGCGGAAGTTGCAGAGTGTCAGTGATATAGGCCCCCTCTGCCGTCTGCAAGTAGTCCTGCGCATTGTTGAAAACTTGCCTCCGAAGGTATCGCAGTTGGGGCTTCGCTTTGCAATCGTTGTGGAAGGATTCAAGGTTTATGATTATCGTGCTATAGTGGCGGTTCAATTCCTTGCCGATGGCCATGTAGGTGAACAAGTACTCGTTGTATGCGATGTCGGCCACTATATTGCGGGCGATGACGCAGGGCCGTTCCCTGCTTGGAGAGCGCACCTGGTCGGGCGTGATGCCGAATATCATTGCGGTGGTGTCAACGAGATGATGGATGAGTGCTGGGGTCATGGCTTAAACAATTTCAGGGATTGGCATCCAATAGTTGATTTCACGGGTAAACCAAGCGTGATTCTCGGAGTGCCACTTACCAGTGTACATATCACGCCAAGCAACGATTTGCAGTCCTTCCACATCGGTAATTAGGACGGGTTCGTCAAATTCGGGCATTTGGTCTTGGGGGCGTATCCAGGGCATGGTCAGGCGTTTTTGGCTTGAAGGATTCTTCCGAGCAGGGTCCAGTTCACGGACCAAGGCTTGATGGTTTCGGAGCGGTCGGGGCGGTCGCAGTTAACGCACTCCTTGCGGATGTGGATTTGCCAGCGGCGGAAATCGGTGGGGGTTGGTTTCATGGGTTAGGGTTGGGGGTAATATGTAAATTATTTGAATCAGGATTATATCTCAACGATAGCAAATCAATCAACTCTTCTTTGTGTAAGAGTATTTCAAACTCCTTCTTGCCGTCAAGCCATTTCTCTAACCTTGCAGTATCGGCATCATATCTATAAACAATTTTCCAAGTTTTATTAATAGACAGGATTTCGGAAAACTCAAAAATTGACTTTTGAAAATAATTAGGTGCAGTTGGTTTCATGGCTTTATGGTTTGGAATAATTGATATTTCCCGCATTTATCGGTCTTGATTTTTATCTGCGGCCCGAATCCGTTGCTTCGGCTCAGCACATACTCGCAGGCGTCCCCCTTCTCCCGTACCTCAATAACCTTCCAAGGGCGGTCGTTTGTGCAGGCGGTCAGCAGGAATAGGAGCAGTAAGCGGTGCATGGGTCAATCCACTATTTTAAATGAGGGTTTTCCTTGCATAAAACGCTATGATTAATTGGCATTACTGATGTGTGTATCGCTTTACAAAAAGCGCATATATAATATCCTTCGTGGTATTCCATCCACTTATGGCTATCAAATTTTAAGGTGTCCCAATAATTCTTTTCTTTTTGTTCGGGAGTTGGTGTGATTTGTGGTTTTTCTATTGGTACTATCATGGGTTTATGGTTTAGGTTCAGCAAAGATATACACAACCTACCCACATTCAGCCAACACCCGTTGGAAATCTTCCACCGAGCGAATGACCTCGTACCTGTACCCCGCCTCCTGAACCACCCCCTGCCACCACTTTTGGGATAGGGACTGCTTGCCCTTGGGTGTTTTAAATTCCAAGAACACCGCACCCTTGGGCGATAGGTAGGTCATGTCTGCAACCCCAGCGGTCAGCCCGATGCCCTTCAGGAAGAACCCGTTGGAACGGGAACGGGGGTTGTTGAGGTTCAAGAATAGCAGACCCTGCTCATTGGGTCGCATCAAAGCGAACAACTTGACGCAGGCGGCTTGGAGATTGTATTCTTCCATCATAACGAGTTAGGTGGGTATTCGTTGGCTTTGGTGAAGGGAAGGTGGCATTGGATGTTTGCGATGCCGAGGGAACCGTTGCGGTTCTTGCGGAAGATGACCTCCATGAGATCCGATGGCTGGTTCCTGTCGTGTTCGTAGGGACGATACACAAAGCCAATCTTGTCAGCATCAAACTCCAACTGCCCCGTTTCCCGAAGGTCGGACATGATGGGGCGATGGTCGCTCCTTCCCTCGGTTGCACGGGATAGGGATGACACCACGACCCCGAACACCTTCTGCCGTTTGCAGATTGCTTTGAGGGTCTTGCTGATGTTGGTCATCTGCTCAATCTTCGGCTTGGCTTTGTCAATTTTGGTTGGTTCTACGAGTTGCAGGTAGTCAAGATAAAATCCGGAAATCCCGTACTTGGTTTTCAGTTTGGCGATTTCGCCCTCGATGCGGTCCAAGTTCGCTTGGTGTAGGTCCACGATGTAGAGCGGCTTGGACTTTAGGAGGTCCGCTTTTTGGCCCAAGTCCATGAAATCTTTTGTGCTGATTCGCTCGGTTGGGTTGAGAAAGTGCGCCCCGTCCATGGTGGCGAGGTTGGATAGCATCCGCTGGGTCAGTTGTTCCGCCGACATTTCCAGCGTAAAGAACACGACGGGGATGTCGGCCATGGCTTGATTCATTGCGATTTGCAGGGCCAACAGGGTCTTACCCATTGCTGGCCGTCCGCCAAGGAGGATGAACTCGGTGGGTTTAAATCCAGTCATCATTCGGTCCATCGGGGATATGTAGGTAGGAAAGATTGAATCCTTGCGCCTGCCTTCACGGACCTCATTCATGTTGAGCAGGAACGCCTTGGCCAGTTCGTGAGCGGTCGTTTCGGTGGCGTTTGTTTCAACCGCCTGCATGGACTGGTATCGGGCGAAGGCTTTGGGGATGTCACGATCATGGGCCAAATCGTCCATGATGCGTTGTTCCTCTCGTTGTTTCCACGCCTCGTTGAGGTCGGAGGCGTACACCTTCCAGTCGGAGGTCAGCGTGTTCCCGTCAAGGATGTCCACAAAGTCAGCAATGACATGGGCTTGCCCGTTGTCAATTAGATGCTTGTGAACGGCTACCAGGTCCACGGGTCGCTCGGCTCGGTGGAGGGATTCAATCGCCCGATATACGAGGACATGGTTCCCCGTGAATAGGCGTTCAGGGATTTGGAGGAGCAGGACCGCTCGGTTAGTGAACTGGTCCATGAGGCAGGACAGGAGCCTGCGTTCAGCGGTAAGATGGTAGGGGTTCATCGTCGGTTTGGTTTAGTGGGTTGAAGGTAGCATTGCGGGGAATTACTTGGTCCTCCCATCGGCCTTGGTTGAGGTAGGTGGCCGCATGGGGTACGAACTGCACGGGGGTTTCGGAGTATAGGCGGGCGATGTTGTTGATGGCCTTCTGCTGGTCTTCATCCTTCAACTTGGCGAAGGCTTTGGATGCGGACTGCTTGGAGGTCTTGCGGGGGTAGAGGGCCCAAAATTGGTCAAACAGGACACAAGTATTTTCTCCTCTCTTC